AGTTCATGTCTCTAGCCAACTTCTCTAGGCGAACCATCATCTCTTCAAATTCGCCCCATCTTGGCTTACCTTTTCCGCCTCGGGTGAACATCGATTGTATGGTATCAATTACAATTACGTCTGGCAGCTTAGCATTGTGCCCCATAATGTCTCTAAGCCATCTCTCTAGGTCCTCAAAGTATGGAGTTTCCGGATCATGTCTCACCATGAATCGGTCCCCCCACTGCTCCATCTTGTCTTTAAATGTTTTTAGGTGCTTATCTTTTTCTTGCTGAGACCACTTACCTGCTTCGGAATAAACATTTTGTCCTATAATTTGGGTCATCAGAACTCTCTCCCAGTGGGATATCGCTTCTTCGAAGTTAATGAACAACGCTGAATAACCAACCTCAACCCAATGGTTTACTAGGCACTTAGCAAACGTGCTTTTGCCCTTGCCAGAAGGGGCTATGATAGCGTGCACGGCCCCCTTAAAGAAGCCTCCCTCATCTGTATAGCCCATCGCTCTATTAAGTGACTTGAATTGAGTTGGTAAAAAATTTGGTATTACCAACAGCTCTTCTGCTCTACCAGCTATATCACTTGCTGTAGTAACATTCTCTAATGGATTATAGTTAATCTCATTTTCTAATTCTCTAATCTTGTTAGTTAAAACAGATATTCTTTCTATGTCTTCATCTGATTTGCTTGATTTTTGTGTGATTAAAATCTGTAGCTCTTGTAGATAGTCTATCTGTTTTCTTTTATTAGCCTTGTGCTCTATGACTTTTAGTATTGACTCTGCACTCGACAAGTCTATGTTCATTAATATGTCAAACATAGCCTGGGTGCCTACATGCCCACCTAAAGCTTCATATATTTCAGTCTCTGTTTGTAGCCAAGATCTAAAAGCTATTGGATCTACTATATCTAGCTGAGTTGCTTTATGGAAAGCCAGGATTGCGTTATAGAATTCGAAGACACCATTTTCTCCATGGTTTATTCCTACTATCTCTGCCTTTAAGTTCTCATGAAAAAAGTTTATTGAACCAGGGTGTCTTAGGCATAGCGCAAATATCTGATATTCAATCGGATAATTGTTATTGTTTTCTTCTGTTGCCATTTTTTTCCTTTAGCTCTTTATATCTTTTTCTTTGGATAGTATTATATCTTTTTTTTGCGTCTTGATAGAAGCTACTTTCAGATATCTTATTCTTGCTATATTTATTAACCTTTTCTTCTGACGGAACATAGTTTTTTATCGCTTCAAGTATTCTAGAGAATACCGCTTCTTCTGTGAGCTTGTCATTATACCTAAAAACTAAAAGAGCTATACCCTGTTCTTGACAAAGTCTTGCTTTTTTTTCGTCTCTCTGAACAGCTTCTTCAAAATCTTCTTTTGAATTAAAGAATCTTCCAGTATAATAAAAGTGCTGACGGCCATGATACTCTGCAGCTATCTTATACTTAGGGCAGTATATATCAAGCTTCAACCTATCGCCAATATGGTGTTCGCTCACTATGGATTCATTAGGCAATAGCTTTTGCATTATATCAGTCAAGGCTGCCTGACCTCTAGACATTTTTTTGTGTCTAGTTTTTACCCAGTTAAGCCCTAACTGATTGATCTTCTTATTTAAAGCGTTGATTGTCCAACCTAATTCCTTGGCTATTTCAGTCAAGGACATAGACGTTTCCATAAGCAAGTCTACCATGTATTCGGTATCATCGTTGTCTTTATGCGGACTTGAACCTCTTCGCATAAGGACTACTTGCTAGCTATGGTAAATACTTTTCCAAAGTCTAATATAGACATGTTTGAATTTTCCCAAATTTTAGGAGCTAACGCGGACGCTAGAACTGGGCAGTCGAGAATGCAGTAGTCTATATTTTCATGAGCTATTATAGATTCATAAATTGAGTCTAGCTTATCATAAAAGTCATTGTATGGAACCTGCAAGTAATGCTTAGGTGATCCTATGACTTTTTGTATAGTCTTTTTCTCATGAAAAGAAACTACTAGTGTTGAACTATATTTAATGTAATGCTCAACAAATGAATCAAAAATATCTTTTTTAGAAACATAATAATATTCTAACATCCCTGCATCATATATCTTTTCGTTATCAAGACTCTTGATCTCGCTCACGGAAAAACCAGACCCTTGGCCAATCATATGAGTAGGGATAGCTTTCATATAGTTGCTGTTCTTTACTTCTAAAGCATTGACTATCGACTTTACAAAAGGCTTAGGAGGTCTTTTTTCTGATGGTATCTTTCCGGTTGCAGCAAGCAGTGCTGATCTAGAAAAGTTAACAAAAGCAAAGCGCTCTTTTCTTGACATTTTATAAGTCAATTCTTTTATTGTTTCTTTGCTATTTATGATTGTCATTTTAGGTTTACCTCTTTGTTTCCAAAAATACCCCAATTAATTAAAGTTGGGTTATTATCCAATATTGATTGTAAGTGTATTATGTTATGAAACTCACCCTTATCAAGGGTCATGTAACGCTCGTGCTTTGATACTCTATCTTCTAGTCTTGCATAACCTAAGTGCTGCATTACGAATGGGTTCTCGTACCAAAAATTACCACGTCTTACCCATTCATCTACGTAGGTTGGTTCAGATCCGCAAGCTAATCTTTTATCTTTATAGACTCCATTAGTTGCATACCTAAAAATTCTAGTAGTGTTATGTGGGGCCCACATCTTGTCTACTCTGTAACAATTTTCATCCCACATTTCGCATCTTCTAACATTGACTACATCGAATGGAGACTTATCTAGTGTGTCTTTTATGGACTCATTATCCATTGTATACAGCATCTCGTCTGCATCTATTGCCACAACCCAGTCACCTGGCTTTGCGTGCTTACCAAGATTAGCCCAAGCTTCTGCTCTAAGAGCGCCCTCGTGCTTTATGAACATATTCTCAGAAGTAGAGTATACCTCTGCATACTTCTTGGCTATTTCTACAGTATTGTCAGTTGAGCAATCATCTGTAAATATTATCTTATCTACCTGTGTAGATAATCTTTGTAGGAATTTTTCTAAATACCTATCTTCTTCGTTTCTGGCTACGACTAATCCGTAAATCATCTTTTTCCTTAAAGATAAACCAAGCGTGGGGACGAACCCCACGCTTGGTGATTGCTAATAATGATAATTAAATAACGATGTGCTTACGAGCTTGGATTGCACTGATTCTTTCAACGTCTGTGGTCTTGAGAATTACTTCTCCTGCTACACCACGACGGCCCATTGCAAGCTTTTCTGCATCTGTTTTGCTATTAGCTTTTACTACAGTTACAGTTTCTACTGTAAAGTATTTGAACTTATTCTCTGACATTTTTTTTCCTTTATTGGTTTGTTGGATAATGTGTTGATATGTATTCTACAGCATCGGCAACGCTGTCAGCAAGTTTTGTCGACATATATTTCATATAGGGTCGATCACTATTTTGCTTTGAGCATATGACTATTACGGGTTGATCGTTTAGTTTTGCGTATGCCATTTCGAAGTCAGTGCCTATGTAGGCTCTATCTTCTAGCATGTATTCTACCAGCAAAATGTCTGATCGTTTCTGCATAAACAGATTTTTTTGCACTATTTCTTCAGCTGACATAGTATCGTCTTCTGATATAGAAGTAGGGTCAAGAACCTTATAGTCTCTCTGCTTAAGAAGCTCGGTAGCTTCTTTTCTCCAGCCAAGAGCATAGTCGCCTACGTAATCCATTGCACCAGCTAAATAAACTGTAACACTCATACTGGCCAACTATATTCTAGGTCTGTGGGCTCATCAAAAAATTGGCTATAATATTCATAGTCTTTTCTTAATAAGTTAGACCTATGTGATCTGTGGAATTCTTCATCGCCAAACCAGCTCGGCATTTGTGGAGACGGAATTAATATTTCCTCAAACTGCATGTTGTTTTTATACCCTCTATTGATCCATTCTTGGATAGTATAATTCTGGTAAACCTGTAGAGCAGATTCGTAGCCTGACCACATACGTGTTACTGGGTGATTTCTCCAACCTTTTGTTGGTGTACGATCAAGTAATATGTTTAAAACTTGAAAAGTTTCTACGCGCTGCTTGCCAAGTCTACGATAATCTAATACCCGAACTGATTCTTGTAGATCTGCGTATGGTAAAAATGTTTGCATTATGCCTTCTTAAATTCATTAAAAGTTTTGTCGCCTACGCCAAAGTATTCTCTAGCTAGTCCAGCCTTAACAATTTCTGTGTTAAGACATTCGCCAGCTTCGTTCCATACTCTAGCAAGTATTCTACCATACTTTTCATTCTTATCTAGAATTGTTTCTATCTTCACCTTACTACCAGCTTTTTTAATCCATTGATCAGTAAATTCTTTTGCAGCGAGTCCCATCTTCTTTTCTTCAAGGTTTGTAGTACGACTTTCGGGGGTGTTAACGCCATAAAGTCTTACGCTCTTTGGCCCAAGGTGTACTTCGAATCCAAGATCAATATTTATCTTGAACGTATCTCCATCTACTACTTTAATTACTTCTGCGTTGTATAAATAAACATTAAATTGATCTGACATTTTATCTTCTTTCTATTGTTGTGTAAAAATATTATAGTATTTTTTTAAAATATTCATCATATAGTTCTTTTGTTTCAGCTCCCCAAAAACCAAAATTTAGACCTTGATAAAATCTTTTGCCATGCCAGCCTTTTCTGGTCTGATCAAAATCATACCTTAAAAATTCATATTTAATATCATCTTTATATTTTTCTTCTGTGAAACCGCCATGTTCGCCTTTACCCAATGTGGATATAGGTGTTATGTCTGAACTAAAAAACCTATAACCTCTAGTGGATGCTCTAAGAGCTGTTATTTCTTGCTCTGGATCCATTAATATAAATGGATTATAAGAAATATCATATAAAAATTTTGATTCGCCGAATAAGAAACCACCATAACAAAGGTAGTGCTCAAGAAATTTTCCAAGAATCTTTTCTTCCGACTCTCTAGAATGGTCTGGATGAGTCTTAACATCTCCTTCCCTATAAAGAGGGTAAGCTTTAATTCCATAAAAGTTTTTTATGTAAGCTTGATCATTATCGAAATAATCTTTTTCACGATGCCAAGCTAACGATTGCGATATCAAAGGTTTATCGCAATACTGCAATAACTCCTTTAGGTCGCCTAGCAATCGTGTGTCCCAGCCTTTTGCAAAAATTGTGTGTGCATCTAGCTGCAAAAAATATTCTTCATCTTCTAAAAGACTTGCTGCAGCTACCCTAGCCAGCCCAAGACCTAGTGGATTTTTATATGTTACATTAACGCATCTCACATTTTTGTAACCAGAAAAATCTTCAAATTCAAGGTTGTTTGTTTTCTGGTTAAAGATTCCAATATATACATTGTGTGGGTTATCCGCCTTTGCAAAAGCATCTTCTACAGTTATGTGCGTAAACTTTTCGTTAAAAGCTGGAATCGCTATAAATATATGGTCATTAAATATATGGTCATTCATGAGTTAGCTAGTCTCGTTCGATCCCCATATGATCGCAAGCTTTTCTAAAAATTTCTCTTGATATAGGGAAGTAATGATCTACGTGGCTGATCCCTTCTCCGGGCTTTGCCGACGAAGCGTGCCAGCTATGTCCAATTGATACGCTACCGTCATAGACTACGTTATAGCCTAAGTGGCGGGCAAAATAAGAACACCATGTTTCTTCGTAGTAATGTGGAGTAGGCAGGAACGCGCCTAGAGCCTCAGGATGGATCTCTTTATACTTAGGATGGTTTAACATAGCGTCCCATACTTCTCTTCTTATAAAGTAAGCTGATCCAGATATTGTGATACAGTTTACTCTGTCTCTAAACATTGTATCTTCGGGATCACTCAACATCCAACCTCTCATGATTGGTTGTGCGCCAGTGCCCGTCATGCCGGCATGCGTTACTCGACCGTGTTCGTCTCTTTGCTTAGGGCCCAATATGTGTATGTCGGGGTTGCTATCGAAGATTGCTTGTATCTTATCTACATCATCGTTAGTCATCCATACATCAGAATTCAGCAAGCCTATTATATCTGAATTAGTTTTGCTGCCCATATAGTTACAAGCAGCAGCGTACCCTATGTTCTTTCTCAAAAACAAATTTTCTATATGATAGTTATGACCAGTTTGTCTAATGAACTCTATAAATTCGTCAGTAGAATCATTGTCTGTTATATGTAGCTTCCAGTTCCTATTTTTATCGCCTAGGTCAGAATGAAGGGTATCCAAAAATCGCTTCATTAGACCAGCAGTGTTATGGTTTACTACGCACAAGTCTATCATACTGAACAGCCTAATATTCTGTAGGCATCTTTCCCATTCAAGCCCATTTTAATCATAGTGTCATATTTATCTTGAGCTTTTACTAATGAATCGTCAGTAAAAAATTCTTCTAGTCTATTTCTCAACTGTTTTTCTGTAGGCTCGATGAAGCTACCACGATTAGGTTTCTGGTTCTTGTTGTAATATAATTGCAACATCACAAAAGTTACTCCGGCTACTGCAAGACCAAGCATCTTCTTACTCCCATTCATCATAGCCCACTTCTTCTTGCGGTACAAATTGGTTTTCGTTTATAGCTGATCTTACACGTAATGCAAGATCGTTAATTTTGGCTTTCAATTGCTTGTCTTCTTCTTTTCTCAAAGCAGATTCTAACACCTCAGCTATAGACAAAAGCTCACTAGTTTGCATTATAACAAACGCTTCGTAAGGTTTGAGTTTGATATTAATTTTTTTCTTAGATACTTGTTTCTTTGTCATCTTCTTCTTCTATCTGATAAACACAAAGGTCATTTGTGTCTGGTTCAAATGTAACGAATAATACTTTTTTACTCTTTGGGTCTATGCCCTGTGGTGCAGGTGTTTCCATTGCTATCTTCTTAGAAGAACATCCATACACCTGGCTAACGCCTTCATACAAAACTATATAGTTTAATTTTGACGCTGCCATTTATTGTATCTCTATCTTTTTTGCTGCTACTAACATAGCTATATTATAGCAAGTGCCAAACCAGAAATTGCGCCTATAGCCAAAGATAATGAGATCATTTGGTATCTTGTTCTTTTATTCTTCTCTAGTTGCAAGACGTTGTTTAGCGAAACTAACCAGTTAATACAGACTGAGAATGTTACCAGCAATAAAATATCGATAAACATTAGTTTCTACCCACTAAGCACGATATGGAAACAGGATACAGCGGTTGCACTAATTTATAGACTGCATCAGCGTACTGCTGTATTTCTTTTTGCGATTCTTCTGCCAGTCTTTGATTCAAGAACAAAGCTACTGACTGTAAGCTGGCTGACCATCTGTAAACTACGTTCATAGCATAGGCCGGCAAGAACAATCGGGCCTGCTCAGGGGCCACCCCATTTTCCATAGCCATATTATAAAGTGCTTCACCCTGCTCTATATATCGGTTGAGCTCGTTGGTCAATACAGAGCCGATCCAGGGGCCTACAGAGCCTCCAGAGCCCTGCTTCTTGTCCTCTGGGGCCATGCGCCAATCTTCTACTCCTGGGACATAGAAATCAGGGTCCATAGTTATGTATCTTCTAGACGACTCATTCCAGGAATCCATTGTATGGTCAGACCCGACTACGTATTTCCAGTGTTGTCTAGCAACCATAAGCGGAGCCTTAAATTCGAACGTGATAAAAGCGTGCCTAAACGGTGACATGTGATTTTCTCTAGCTAAAAAATTAATCAATCTAGCATCTGCGACTGTCAGTTCTTTGGTTGTATTCTCTTTAGCAAAAGAGGCTCTAGCTGCATTAACTACAGAAACGTCAGTCCCCATATGATCAACTAATTTTACGTACCCATTATTCAATACAGGGATTAAATGATCGCTTTCTTTATCTATTCCAGAAGTAACTACCGGTGAGATCTCTGAAAAGTTTTCATCAGATTCTTCTATCTTCATCTTCTTCTCCATCTTCGCTATCGTCATAATACTCTACCATAGAATCCACATAAAAGATAGCTATAGCTTCTCTAAGTTTTTCTGAACTAAAATAAAGATCTTCAATCATATCATACACAGATTTATCTAAAGAAAACAAAGGGTCATTAAGTAAATCATTCAACACCATATTAATATCAATATTAGAGTAGTTTAAAGATTCAATTATATTTAAATACTTTTGTATTTGATTAATCTTCTCTTCTTGTATTATTTTATCTACATTATCTATGGCGATTTCTTCTGTTATTTCTGAAAATTTATTATTTAAATCATCTTTTTCAGACATAATACCCCATTCTTAAGTTGATGGATTAATTAACCTTTAACGTTTTCCTTAATGAACTTTATTTCGCATGAGTCTGTAGTGCAATAGTTTTCTCCAATTGCATCTGCTGCAAGTCCAGCATAGACTCCAGAGAAATCAATTGGGAACAAGTCCATTGACCCCTGCTTGTATTCTTCTTCTGTTATTTGCGTGTACGGCATTTGCGGATAGGTCATGTTCCCTGAAGGTAGAAATGATACTGTCTTTAACTGACCATCGTACATGTGCAAAACAGTTCCAACGTGTTGAGATTCCGTTTCTGGATTAAAAGAAACAGTGACAGAGACTGAGTTATCTGACCAGTATCTTTGGGCAACGGCAGCGAGTGACATCTTTTCAAAGATTGTTACATCACGCTCTGCTCTCTTTGCCCCAGATTCAATCGGAAAAAATACAACTGACGTTGTATCAGGAGATTCTGACGCTGGTTCAACTCTATAGTTAGCCATTTTAAATAATGGCAACATTGGGTCTTCGTTTGAGAATCTAATTGCACGATTAAAGAACTTTCCACCTGGGGTCCAGTGGACTCCTGGAGACTGTCCAGCAAGGATCGATACAGTACCTGATGGCTTCACTGTTGTCATCTTAATTGATTCGCGCACACCAAGCCACTCAGAATAAATATTATCATATCTCTGAATTGTCTTGTATCCTTGGTCCATCCAGTCACGAAGTACAGGCATCCCGTTTATGTCTGCAAAGTCTGCTACTCCAGACATTGAAGTACCTATGCGTCGGTTACGTTGCATGATTGCATTAGTCTCTTCCCAATGGGTTGGAAGGAGTGTTACGGTCTTAGCATAGAGATAGGCAAACTTTAAAGTTCTCTTATAATCTTCCAGGGAGTCATGTCGGCCTAAGTATGTCTCCACTAATGTGCAGCACTCGTAGGACTCAAGGGACTGCTCAGCACATGGGTTGAAACCTGCTACCCTATGATCTTTGTTATTAACTGCGTCAGCAAGACGCCCATACTTGCGAGCCATGTCCATCCAAATAACCCCTGGCTCACCATTTCTAGCGATGCCATCAACGATAGGAGAAAGGTCTTGACCAACAGAAACCTCTACTGAGTTATTGGACATCCAACCCCAGCCTGGGTTTTCTGAGTCATATGAATTTCTTTCTGGAAATACTTCAGCGTTCTTTAAGTTTAGAAAATCTTGATCGTCAATTCTACCAATCAAAAGCTCTGCTGATCGTCTTACT